GCTCTGTCAGTCTCTTGTCATCATGCCCGTCCAGGAGTCTTATCTCTACTGTGACCTTACTTAACGGTAAGTCCACTGAAATTGTGTTTCGTGCAGTAAATTCACAACCAAGTTCTTCAAGCTGTGATTCATAGTCGTTTGTACCGATCTTTTCTAGGTCAAACTCATAGTCGCTTTCTTTCCCGCACTTCGGGCAGGTAATCTCTACTTTATATTCTTCCCCGTATCCCGTGATTCTCGTACCAATCATCAGGGCGTTCTTATCGCCAAGTAGAAGATCATCAATCTGCAAGGATTTATCAACAAGCACACTCTCTAACACTCGATCAATTGCGATCCCTTTGCGGATCAACGGCTCCGATGTGAGGAAATCCTCCTCTTTCGCTGTCATATATTTAATTTCAATTGTTTCCCTACCATGTGCTGGATGGCTCGGAGGATAGAATCTGCCCTTGCTGGGAAGATTTACGAAATATGTTGGATTAGTCCAATTGAACCCATTATCGTCTGCCGTGGGTGGACGGTTCGAATACTGAGAGTGTCCCTCTGGGGCTTCCTGCTCTAGGATGTCCTCTTCAGTCGTGGTCGGGGAGCCCCGCCCTTTATTTCTGCTCATAACGCAACCTTTCTAAAACATTGTAAGACAAGTGTACCACAAAAATTTAATTTGTTTTACCTTGCCTCATTCCCGCTTTTTACTAATTCTGCCCAGTCGTAGGCCAACTCGACACTAATCTCATTCATTTCTTCGGCGGCATAATCTAGGTTACCCCCGAAATCGATACTGACAATCCAAGGGTTGGTCAGTTTCCACTTTTCGATCTCTTTGCCATCAGCGTCTATTTGAGCGATGGAGACACCGGAGATGCCTTGAGGTCCAGTTGCGTCAGCTTTGTTTATCGTGCTGCGGACGTTGGGACTCGTTGGGTAGTCATACCCGGATCTACGAAGTTTTTGAAGAAAAGTATAAGCCAAGTCTGGATCTACTGGATCTACTAGTGTCATCGTAATATTCTCCCAGGTAACTCTACCGGGATACTTAAAGGTGTGATTGAGGAATTGGTGCTCAATCACGCCGACGCTCACCTTGGGCTTAGCGGCGGTTTTAACGGTCCAAATTGGAATATTACCAGCTTGAAGTATAAATCGAAAACGGCGTTTTGGATCAGTGTTTACATTCGACCAAAAAAGACTCATAATTTAGTTTCTCCTCGAAAAAGAAATCCTATACTTAAATAGTTCCTCATAACTTTTTTAGTCCTCAAAAGCAGCGCCGCTGTTTGTGATAACAAAGTCAATCGCAAAGAACTCGACCGAGCGGGTTGGTTTCACAATTAACTTAGAGTAAATGATGTTTCTATCGACTAAATCTGGAGTCGTAGTTGTCTCGTCCAGAATTAAGCGGAAGTCATCAATACCGAACTGGGACTTGACGCTTTCCAGGACGGGCGTTGCTTGCTGTAAGAATCGATTCCAGGTATCTTGGTTGTTCTGTGCGAACAAGAGTCTCGATGCGATGAACGAAATCTCTCTCTTCAAGAAAATAAGGAGTCTTCTTACATTGATTCTGTCAAGTGCTGAAGATGTCTGTTGCAAAGTCTTCTGCCCGAAGATCACAATTCCTTCAGCGGGGAACTTAGCGATTGGGTTGATCCCTGCTTCATACAGGTCGTCTCTGTCTTCTGAGCTAAGCCTCTTAGAGACATCTAGGACGGGTAGTCCAGCAGCGCCCTCTGATAGCCCACCTCTGGTAAACCCGGCAGGAGCAAACCAAGGTGCTGCGACTCTATCGTTGGAGGATAAAGCGCCTAAGGCAGCGATTGAGGGAGGAGCCCACAGAAGCCTATTGGAAATTGTATCTTGGATCTGTACCCAAGGAGCATACACTGCGCCGTAGCTATTATTAATGTTTCTAGCCTTAAGGGTATCTGTTGCCTGCTTGATCGTAAAGCTATTTCTATCTGCGCTGCTAGAAGTATTTTCTGTGTCCGCAGTATATATCTTCTCCAGGTCAATGATGGCTAATGCATCACCACGTTCTTCTACCTTCTCTAGAAGATAGCCAGTTGCCGCAGGTACCGTAATACCAGGCATCGTGATCACATTATATTGAACTAGATCGGTGTCGGAAACAATATTAATTGCTCTCTTAAGGGTGTGTAGCTTGGAGCTATTTTCTTCTGTAACTCCGGCGGTCACAGCACTATTTCTGAAAGGATCACGTTCGGTGATATCAACACCGTCAGATCCTCCAGCCAAAAGCGTTGTAAATCTGTCCAGCCCTTTGTTTAGCGAACCAGTATAGCCACCGGATATTGCACTAATGCTAACAGTTTTCTGTCTTGAGCCCGACATATGTACATAACCTCCGCCCATACCATCGGCTGCGAGCGAGAGCATCACATCGTCAATCGTGAAGACCCAGCCAAGCTGTAGTGGGTCGCTAGACGCCGAAACAGTTTGTCCCAGCCCCATGGTTGGAGTATTGAGACTTGGCGAAGTACTAATATTCGCTTGGAAGCCTGGGGCAACATCCTTAGGACCTGTTGGTGCCGGAGCGCCCTGGAGCGCTTTGCATCTTGAAGTCAAAGTGTCGAGAACTGAACTGTTGAACGTCTGGTCGTCCTTCGTAATTCCAGTCCAAGCGCCCCAGTAAACATTCTTCATTGGTACACCGGGGCGACCCCAGTTACTGTGGCGACGAAGTGGCGTTGTTGGGAATATGAATGAGCCCGAAAAGTTTCCTGCTGATCCGCCGCCGACCGCTCCCGAGATAACAAGTATGTTCTTCTCGGACTTAAGTGTTCCATAACTAGCAGAGTCATATCCGCCAAGTGCGCCGAACAAGGTTTGATCACCACCGTCAATCATACTGGCCAAAGCGCCACGACTAGCACTAAGTCCTGGGCTACCGTAGGAAGTTAACCCGCCGGACCCACTGTTAATCTGGGCTGCACGGTAGGTCAAAGGACCTATAACACCAAAGGGAAGGTACTCAGTATTTGAAGTACCCCGGTCAATATCCTCGTTCATGACAACCCGAACGAACTTGGACTGGTTTGCATAGGTTCCATATTCACGGTTTGTCTTTGTGGCGGAGTCATAACTCATGTACTTATCGCCAACAGCCCGACCGAGATAATTTGGTGATGCTGGGTTTAGATTTACAGAATCGTATCTTTCCAGAATAATCTGGTTAAGATCAGTGTCATGTATCTTTCTAATCACCAAAGAGAAGCTGCCGTACAAATCATAATCGCCTTGAGGGGCTTTTATGTTTTCAATTGATACCTTTATTTCTCTTTGAAGGTTTTGTCCGCCGGTTCGAGCCTCGATCCTAAACAGCTTTTGTTGTTCATGTGCTTGGAACGCATTGTTCGTTCCAACATTTAGATCTTGAGCAATATACCAGCCAGTGGAGGACTTCTGAGAGGCGTACTGGTGGTCGTTTTGGTCTTGAGCAATCGCTACTTGGTTTCTCATTGGGAAAATTGCGATGTGATGCTTGGCTCCCAAGATATTATCGCCCAGGATACCCATAGATCCGGAGCCAACTTTTGAAAGTTGTCTTTCGAAAGTTTCGCCAAGCCAGTAAGCGCCGCCTTGGTTGGCGTTTCTGGTCTGTTGGGTGGTGATGGTCGAATTAACCACTGCTGGATTAGTGTTCAGTACTTTCCGAATAAAGTTTCTGTCATCTGGATTAAGCGACACATTCACCACATGAGATGCGATATCACCAACACCGTTAGGGTCAAAAACTAAGTTAAAGCGACCTAGGGGGTCTGTTTCCATCAAAGTACAGCTACTTGCGGTTGTCGGAAGCGTAAGAGTGTGCGGTGTAGCGAGCGTGCCGCTAATTGTAAGTCTGCCCGTGTTGCAGTAAAAAGTAGCTGCAACGGCACCAGAAACACGAATGCCAGCGCCGGGGGCGGCTTTACTCAAGGATGAGCTTGGCCAAGCGATGAGGGCAAACGAGCCGCCTTCGGTTGGTGTTGAGCTAAGCGTTCCAGCTTTCCAGCCGGCGTAGCCAGCGGCGGTGGCGTTCGAATCTTGTTCACCCGTCAGGCGAACATATGTAAGAGGCGCATTGTTTCTCAGCCATGCTTGAGCAGCATATAGTCCGAAGGAGGGGGCACTCTGTTGTCCAAATCTCCAAGCATCTTCCGATGGTTTGCCAGCATTCGGCTCACCAAAAGTTTCAACCAGATCAGAGAAAGAGTTAATTGTAACTGGGACCATGGAAGGTCCTTGAGGGGCGGTGCCGATGACCAAGGGTCCAATTGTGCCAGGCGTGGCTGGCAATTGGGAATTATCAATTTCGTTTATGAAAACCCCTGGAGATATGAACTTAAACTTTCTTTCGTCAGCCATCAAAAAAGTCTCCTTGACGTAATTTCTAGTAAAATAGCAAAAAAGATGGTTGACATACCGACTTCATTGCTCTTAATAAATAGTAAAGGAAAGGACGAAACTCCCTGTAAAGAAGACACGCTCTTTTTAAGGTCGATATTTGTCTTTGCTGTCTTTTCTAAACTCGGGGATATCTCCCACGACAGACCTTTCCCGCTGTATTCTAATTTTTGCCGCAGATTCTCGGATCACAACATTTGGTGTCTTTTGGTTGTTCCCCGCCCCAATTAAATATCCAAGTACCATAGTCGTGATATTTGTTTCGAACCTTCGCTCTTCCAGTCCTAGGTCAAAATTATTATTTATTGTGTACCCCGATTCCATAAACGCCTCATATCTGTTTCCTGAATTTTCAATTTTAAAAACACTCGGCGAGCCAGTAAAGGTTGTCATTACTTCCATCATTTCGTTCATCTGCTGCTGGTATTCAGAAAATAATTTCAATTCGTAAGTCACTTCGATAAAAGTTGGCATCGGTATTGATATGGATTCATAGACAATGTTTTTATTTTCCCCAGGAAAAGTCTGCATGTTAATGTTATCACCGCCAGCACTTTTTCTGATTGAGTTTGAGTTGGCAAAGTTCTTTGTCTTGTCTTGTTGTACAACTCTGGCAACCTCTATCGACCCTCCTCGGTTGTAATAATCAAAGTAAGGGGGAATATGCACCCCATACCGACCCTTATTCTCAGGGTTTTTTGTCATGGCTGTTCTCTTAAGCGTGATGAGGGGAAGGTTCAAGGTCCTTCCGTTATCTGTCCTAAGGTCCGGATCACTCTTTATCTGGAATGCTCTTTCGGGTGTTGAGAAAAGAACAGGGACCTTTTCAGATCCTTGGTTTGTCTCGCAATATATATTTAAATTTTCATTGATAAAATTAAACATTGCATAATCTATACTTTCAATGTTTGAGGCTACCAAAGGGTAGGATGAAGACAACTGAGTGTTCGCTTTTGTGTTATGTGGCATCGAATAGTCCTCTCCTG